ACCTTTTATTATCTCTAACTCGTCCATTAATGAGTCGCCTCCTCTTTATCTTTTGGTAAATACACATCCACGTGAACACCACAATGAGGACACGATAAATTTGTCACCATACTATATTCATCATCTTCATCATCTATGTCATGATCTCCGATCCATATCAACATGGTTTTACAGTGCCAACAGTTCATTTTACTCTTTAGGTTCCTCTGTAGGTGTTGGTGGTTGTTGTGTAGATTGCTCATCTGGTTGACTTATAGCCTGTTGTATTAAACTTTGAGCTATCGCATTGTCAGCTTGATTCTCTGCTTTTTGCTCATCTACCATAGCTTTTATCATCTGGCTAGATTGTTTTTCTTCTAGTTTAGCATCATCTGTGGCTGCCTTTGCCAGTGTATTAAGTTGTGCTTGACGTTCCTGAGAAGCAATTCTTTCTTGCTCCACAGCAATCTGAGCTTGTTTAACAGCAATATCTGCCTGATCTTTTTGAGCTTTACGCATAGCATCTTGAGCTTTAAGTTGTAGCTCTTGTTGCTGCATCTGAATAATAGGATCTTGCGCTTTTTGCTGTGCTTTTTGTTGAGCGATTTGTGCCATATTGTTTTGAGACAATTGACTGGAAGCTTGAGCTATAAGTCGAGACACCTCTAATTCCATATCCTCTGGTAAATCTGAATCTGGTTTTGGTAAAGGAGCGCCGACTCGTTTTTGAATATCCATACTATATTTGAACCCAAGATGCTCTGCAATATGCGCCTGTAGATTTGTTGCTATGAGTTTAGCTTTAGGGTTCTGAGCAAGAAGTTGTCCTACGATAGGATCATTTAAAAAATTCATGTGTGACTGTATATGTGCGTCATGGTCCTGATACATAAATGCCTTCATAGGCTTGACCTTCAATGCGTTCATATTCTCTGTCAAAGGATCTTTTGGTTTTTGATCTTCTTCTAAAGGTACAAGCTTTGCAGCATCTTTAATTCCTAATACATCTAACATCTGTCTATGTAGTCTAGGTAAGTCATATATTTGAGGAGCGGCTTGCGCCATTTGCATGACTGCCTGATACTGCACCACCTTTTGGGCCATTGTTGAAGAGTTAGGATCAGATACAGGTAAAACTTCTACCATATCGTAATCTGATTTTTTTACCGCAGGTGAAGCGGTCTCTGGCTTATAATTATATTCCTCTGGTGTGTAGTCTCGAATTATGTCTTTAAGTAATTTAAACTCCTGACGCATAGAGTAGTGAACTCTAGCCTGTACAGCAGACATAACTTTTAACGCTCTTTCCAATATAGCTAATGTAGTGCCTACAGGACTTTGCGCTGACATATCAGATATTTTCAAATCTGCTGCGCTGGCGAATCTTCTGCCTTCATCAACTATTGTGCCTAATAAAGTGTATAACACCTGACTTGGCTCTTTATATGGGAGTGGCATTATGTTGTCTTTTATAGAACCACTCGGTACATCTACATCTCTAAACTCTGCCGGACTAATCGGTGTATCATCACCTTTTACTCGTAGTCCTTTAGTCTTAAACCCACCGGGTAAGTTAGACAGTGTACCTGCATCAACAAGTTGTCGTATGAGCGAAGTACCCGATTTAGCAAAAGCTCCTACTAAATGTATTAAACCAAAACAATAAAAACCAAATCCGGGAACATAGCCATAATGTACGAAATGATTTCTTTTGGCTTTCTTTTCATCTTCCGGTTGATAGTTCCTTCGTATGGCAAGAATCTCTCCTGTGCTTTTTTCAATAGTAACGACATATGGTAGAGCTATGCCTGTTTCTTTTCCATTCTTATCTTTATCCTCATATCCGGGTAAATCTAAATCTACGTGCATTTCTAAGATTTTGTATCGGTCATCATAAGAAGCAGAAAGTCCCATCTTTTCTGCAATCTTTTTTTCAACATCATCTAAATACCCAGACTCACTATCTCCTAAATCAATGTCTCTATAAAACTCAGATACTTGTAGTTTTTTTAAATCATTTGAGGACTTACGCATCACGTGAGTTACCCGCTCTGCTGTCTCTAGGTCCGATGCGCCATATGGTACAACAATATCTTCTGCTGGTATAAAGATAGAAACCTGTCTTTCTAAACTAGGGTCATAGTAAACTTTCTTAAACGCATTACCAGATAAGCCAAGACCCCATAACATTCTTTCATGCTCTGGTCTATACTCAACCATCTTTTCAGTAAGCTGATAGTTCATATCAGCTTTTACTCTGTTTGCTGCTTCTTTTTTCTCTGTAGTTTGCTCACCTATAATCTGTGTCTTAACTGGTCCTCTAGCAGGAAAAGTCTCCATGATTGTTTCTGATTGAAACTTTACAAGCGCTTCTGTTAATAGTGGATGATGTACACCACAAGCTCCGGGCCAAGGCTCAGTTCTTTCTTCCATCTTTAAACCTAGTAAATCAAGGCCGTCTACATAAGTCTGCATCCAGTCTTTTCTACTAGCTAAGTCATCTTCATAATCACTAAGAAGATCCGTAGCTATATTCTGTAAATCTTCTTCACCCATATCTTCTGCAAGGTTTGCGTTAAAATCGTCAGAGCTTTCTGCATCTGGATCTATAACTATCTCCATATCTCCGATACCAACCGTGACTTTTTCCGGGTCTTCGATTTCTATTTCTATATCAGGCTCTCCCATAACTTGACTTAAGTCTGTGGGTTCCATTGGTTTTTCCATATTATTAATTGCCATTTTTTATCCTTAGTAGTAAGGCTCTCTTCGCCCTCTATAAATTGGTGCTTCATCTTCTTCATCAAGAAGAGTACGTATAAATCCACCTTTCCTAAACCTTATCATCGCCAAAGAAGTAGAGTCCACATAGTCATCATGCTCTCCTGCAGGAAAACTTGCTACTTCATCTACAACTTCTTCAGCCCAGTTTGTATTAGGTATCCACACTCTGCCCGAAGCAAATAAGTCTGAAACTGCGTTTAATCGTGATATTTTGTCGTTCCCTTTACTAGGGGTAAACTCTTGTACAGGCACTCCCATAGCTCTCATCTCGTATATTAGCGGAGCGCCTGATGCTTTCTTCTCTATTATTATAGAATCTGGCTCCCAATCCGTATACTCTTCTAAAGCAACTTTTTTTAACTCTGGAAACTCCATTCTTTTGCGAAACGCATTAAGTAACATAATCTGAGCCTGAGATACGCCCGTGTCATCTTCTTTATAAAAGACTCCCCACGTGGTACAAGCAGAATAATCCGCCCGATTATTCTTTTCAAACGCCGTATCCCAAGATTGTAGGACAAATTCACATATTGGAGGGTCTTCTTTCTCCCAAATCTGCCACCATTCACGTTTTACAATGGCTGAACCCTCAGATGTGGGGTTTTGTTGGTACTGAGCCATCCATTTTGAGTTCGGTAGCTCCTCTTTTAGTGCATTTAGCTCAATCATGGGCCAAAATTGGGGCCAAAGTGGGTTACCGCTAGGTAAAATAGCAGGAAATTCTATAATTTTCCAATCTTCGCCACCTCTTTGTGCCGCTGCACGCATAACTTGACCTGTCAAGTCTCTTTTTGACCACCTTGTCATAACAATTACAATCGCTCCACCCGGTTGTAAACGCTGTCGAGGACCAGATGTGTACCATTCGTAGGTCTTATCGTATATTTCAGGGTTTATTTCGGCTTGGGCGGCTTCTTGCTCCGAATGAGGGTCGTCAATAATGAGGACATCCGCACCTTTACCCGTAACAGCACCTCCAACACCGATAGCAAAGTAGTCCCCTCCTTTATTGGTAGCCCAACGCCCAGCCGCCTTTGAGTCAGCTTGGAGTCCAACGTCTGGAAATATGTTTTTATACGCTTCAGAATCAACAAGATTTCTTACCTTTCTACCAAAACCAACCGCAAGCTCTGCTGTATGCGAGGTTTGGATTACTTTTCTATCAGGATACTTTCCTAAAAACCATGCTGGTAATAAATAACTAGCAAACTCACTCTTAGTATGTCGTGGTGGCATATTTACAATAAGTCTTTTACACTGTCCACTTAATACTTCTTCAAACGCATTAGCCATTCTCTTATGATGTGCGCCATGTATAAAACTAGGCCATACTTGTGTAACAAATTCCATGAAAGAACCTTTTGCTTTCTCAGACCGTTCTCTGTCTGCAAGCTCCTCCAAGTAATCTGCTACCTCTGCTTTTACTTCAGCAGGTAACTTACTTAGTAGTTGAGGATTCTTCTTGATAATCTGTAGAGGTGTAGTCTGATTCATTCTCTAAAAGTTCGTTAGTGTTCTCCTCCACTGTCTCTACATCTGTTACATACCTACCTAATATCTGATTCAATCTGTTTTCTATATCTTCTGTTGGCTTTTGTCTTATTGTGACATCGTGTTGCTCTGAGAATAAATTTACGCCTCTGCGTTTTCCTAGCAACTCTAATGCCTTTAGTCTGTACCGTGCATCTTCATGTTCGGTTTCTTCCAGTAACCTATTGGTTACATAGTTTGCCAATCTATTATTTGCATTTAAAAACTCATGATCATAATGAGTTAACAAAGCTTCTAACTTTATAATCGCACCGGGTGGTGTCTTAGCGACCGGAAGTTTTTCCGTCGCCATCAGTTCGTGTGCTTGTGTGGATGTACCCTCATCTAGTTCTGGCATTGGAGCGCCAGCATCTAGCAAAGATTTGATAGTGTTAAAGGCTGCTTTTGCCTTCTTTCTAAAATCCTTTACCTCTTCTGGTTTTACATCAAATGGTAGTGGTATACCAACTTCTGGTGTAATTGTTAGTGGCATGAGAGGAAACGGGACTCCTTTTTTCGTTAGGGGGTACTTGTTAGATTCTGAACCTATCATGGGGTTCAAAAAAAGTCAATAGGGGGTGGGGTCGTTTTCAAAAAATTTCAAATCTAACGAGCAAAACACACAGTACAGACAGGCGGGTCCCATCTGACACACAC